CCAGACAAGAAAACATTAATACCATTTTATTCAAATTCTATTGAGATTGGATTAACAAAAGAAATTTTTATTGTAAGTCAGCCAGCATCCGTTCAGTTATTTGATGGACAATCCGCTTCATTCTCTATATCTGCTGATAGTACAAGCGATCCTGGTGAACTAGAGTTTCAATGGCAATACACTACCAAGAGTGGATTGAATCCCGACTTAACTAATATACAAACTCTTAGTAATGTTTCTCTTAGTGGAGATTCATTTAATGTTGTAATTGGAGCAACAACATCGGACTTGATTGTAAGTAATGTTAATTCGGATGTTGAAAATTATTTCTTTAGAGTAATTGTATCTGATGATGAGGCAATCGCAACCAAAACATCAAACTGGGTTAAAGCTGACGTTACCCAAGATATATTCACTTACATTTCTTCAATTGGAAATAAAACTGCTGTTGAACTTACTAATGTAAATTGGACAGTTGAAGCTAACTCATTGTCTGGTGATGTTGTTTTGTATGAGTGGCAATACACTGAAGATATATTTAATCCAAATTGGCAAACTGTCTCATTTGCAAATGCTGTAGGTGTAACTACTAATTCTTTGGACCTAACAACAGTCACTGACGTAAATATTGGATACTACAGACTACAAGTTACGTCTGCTGGAGGTGTAGTTGATTTTACAAATACCGCTAGATTAAAAATTCAGTTGGTTGGAATCACTATTACAGAGGATCTTCCATCAAACACTGTAATTGTAGAAAATGAAAATCCTCCACCATTTTCAGTAACCGCTTTCTCAACCAATGGTGAAGATATATCATATCAATGGCAATACAATAAAAATGATGGCAATGGATGGGTTGATTTTGGATTAGGATTAAACAATCAATTATCAAATAATAATCCATATACTCCATTTCCACTCAATAAAGATAACTCTTGGGATGGAACTCAAGTTAGAGTGAGAATGTCGATCCCCGCATTTAACAGTCAAAATACTGGAATATATGTATTCAGCAACATTTCTACTATTGATCTTAGAAGGCAAATAACTTATTTTGCTGATTCTGCTGTACGATTGGTTGAAGATGGTGCTTCTCTTGCCATTTCACTTAATCCAAGTTTAACCGCTGCATTTGTTCCTACTTACGCTTGGGAGTATTCTAGCAATGGAGGAACATCTTATCAATCAGTTTCTGGTCTTGGATTAGCTGATGGATTTACAACTTTAATTATAACTTCTGTCGATAACTCATATGATGGATATATTTTTAGGTGTCTAATTACTGCTAATTTGTTAGATGATCTTGTTTATACTAGATCTGGAGTTGGTTTTGTGGATGATGTTAGTGTCAATGGATTTGGATATACTGCTACAATTCAAATTTCAGTTACTGGACAACCAATTATACCAACATATTATACCAAACAAGTTTCTAAAACTGGTGCCTCAATAGGTACAGTTATTTGTGTTCCTAAACCTGATGATTATATTGATGATAACGAAACTGCGACTAATGATGACTATACTAGATGGGCAATATCAGATACTGGATCTGAATATATTTTAGGTAATACTACTTCATTTGCTGTCTCCAACAGGGATTTTAGTCAGTCTCCATTGAGTTCAACAGAGATCGCCGCTCGTATAGTAGAATATAACCAAATACAGCAGTCAAACTTAGATTATATTCAACGCAGAGGTTCTTGGATTGATGAAACTGAAGCACCCTATAAATCTCCTAAGTGGAGTATCAAGGATGATAGATTCCCAGGATTCATTGAGATGAGAGGACAGTGGTTAAATGTTGATGATTTTCCATTATTGTATGCTATAATTGGTGATACTTATGGAGCATTAAAATCTGGACCGCTTACTGTTAAATTTAAGTTACCAAATACATACGGTAAGAAAATGATGGGAACTGGACCTGTGGATGCTAGAAGGGGTTCTGATGCTGTTGTTCCACTTTTCCAAGCAGATGGACAATCTGGTGGTGACTTTGATGTTCCTGGAACTATTGGTGGTGTGTATAACTATTCTAAATCGCGGCAATTACCACCAGGATCTCCTGGTATTGCTGGAGAAACTGATGGTACTGCTGGAACTATCGATCCCGAAGTGTCTAGTCTTGGATCTTACAGAACAGATGGATGGGAAGAGTTAGAAGCAGTTCTTGATACTAACTTTCAAGGATCATTCTCGTATAGTGTTGGACCAATCTTACAGCAATTTATTCCATCACCACCCGAGCACTCTCACACTGCAACTGCAATTAGATATAGAGAAGGTATAGAAGCTGCTAGTAGTTGTGCGTACTTGGATGATTTTGGACCATATTTTGGAACAGGTACTGAGAGTAGTGGTGAAATTCAAATTGGACCTGAAGGTATTTCTGCTGCTGATAGAGGAAGACAGCATACTCATGGAATTTCTCCTGATACATTTGAAGTTGGTAATGACCCATCACTAAATCATTCTGATGGAATTGGCGATGTTCCTAGTGATGCTGCAAGTTTTACTGAAACTGTTAAGTATGAGTTTGATCCCCTGGCTGGTCCTGGATCAGCAAGTTTGAATGTATTTTTACCACAAGCAGATATAACAATGACCACTACATCTAGAACAATCTTTGATTCTAGTTTGAGTTTCTACATTAGAAATACAGAAACCGTTCCCATTCAGTCTAAATATTTTAGAATGAAGTGGATGATTAAAGCATACTAAATATTCAAAAATAGTGTAAATAAATGGCCGCAACTAAATTATTATCGGTAACTTTACAACACAACCTATCTGATTTAACTCAGACTCCCAACAGAGTTATTGCTTATCGCAACAACGCAATACTGTTGAACGAGTCTCAGTATCTTGATCTACTTTCCAGATTGCCATCTGGATATAATAATGATGTAGATAAGTTGCTTAAATTTGATGTAGTTAAAAAAGATGATGGGTCGGTCGCGTATGATATTACTATGGAGAAATATGTATTTGATTTCAAATACAGATTAAACAAGTGGAAGCACTATAAAAAAACTAATTACACCACTGAAGAGGCAGAACAGTTATATTCAACCATCATTGAATTATATAATGAGATATTAATTTCTAACTCATCTGACTTTTATGATGAGGTGATGTCTAAGATACAATATTATCCATTGACTGCGGTTTCACTGAAGGCAATGCGTGATGAGTTACTTAAAGATTCTGATGTTTATATGATACCAGATTATCCAATTTCTGATGAAGACAGAGAGAAATGGAGAATCTATAGACAAGAGTTGAGAGATCTTACTGAACAGGAAGGTTGGCCAAGTGTATTGGATGTGCAATTACCAGTAGCACCACTAGCAAAGAGTCAATTAGATATTATCAGTAAATATACATCAACAAGTCCAGAAACAGCAGCTGAATTTGGTATTGCTGCTCTTGAAGGAAAGGCAAAGAGTTTAATCTCCGCATTTACTACAGTACAATTCAAATTGTCAGTTTTATCTGCGATGAATACTATGAAAGTTCCTGTGTTTGATGGGAATATATCACCAGCAGATTTGGCATCTAAACTTGATTATATTAAGCAAATGATTTCTGTAACTTCAGATGAGTATTTCCAAACTCATCTAGATCTAGATACTGATCTCACTCCAGAATATGCTAAGTATGAGACAGCAATCGATCACATCAACGCTAAAATTGCTAACATCAACGCAAAACTTAATGAGATAGATGCAGGATTTACAGTTGAAGATTTAGTTAATGATTTGATTGCTAAATCTGAACTAGATAGTGTTGCAGCTGCACTTGTAGAAGAACTATGAACTTAACATTAGGGACAAATCTAACAGATGAATTGGGATTACAGGAGTTGTTTGCAAAGACAACTGGTAAATATGTAATGCACTTCAAAGCAGTTGGACTATTAGAGAATCCTGACCGCGAGGATGACTTTATTACATGGCATTACGATCACTGTCCATTAGAAATACTGAACACTATACTAGGATCAGATGCCAAAGAAGCATATTTACTCCTAGATACATCAGAAGAAGTTCTAGATCATTATGAAAGTTGGTTCCCTAAACAGGGACAACTACATGAAGACGAAGCATATCTATATGTAAAAATTATCGCAATATCACCTGACGGAGCAATAAACATTAGTAATGAATCATCATCACAATCGACGCCTTCTTGACATATTTGCTGAATCTCTCTCTTCACATAAACTATCAATAGAATCTAAAGAGACATCCAATATCATGGATTTCTTGATGGAAATTTCTGCAAAATATGTGGAATTGTCTAATCTTAGAGAGTTAGTTGAAAGTACAAAATGTATATCTTTTGAGTTAAACATAGAAACTCAAAAAATAGAAAGTATAGGAACTTATGTATTGATAGAAAAAGCACTTTCTTCAAAATATGCAAATTATATCAATCATAATTTGAGAGACATGAGAGCATTATTAAATCGATATAATGTAGTTGATGCAAATAGTATAATTATGTTGAATTGGAATAATTCTCAAGTATTCAAAGATTTTGAGGGTATATCTTATCCTCTGTTACCAGCACATGAGTATCCTTCTGCTATCATATCTACAGAAGATTTGGCACTGTCAATAAACAATTCAGACTTAGATGAAAGTATAAAAATTATATTACACGAAGCGTCTGATTATATTACTTACTATTATTTGGGATTTAATGTATCAAATAGGATGCCATGTAAATATGGGATCTCATATCGTCAGGATGGATTTGAAATCCTAGACAAATACTATCAGCATTACAATAATTTTTCATCCTTATTAAGATGGATTTTTGATTGTTATTCTGAAGATACTATATCGGTTCAATTTAATTCTAATAATAGAGATCAGATAGCATTAGAGTTTGGAATAGCACCCAATGAGTTCTTGAGTAAGATTAACCATCTTCGTGAGTGTGATTGTATATCTGACGAGCATCTGGAAATGATTCAAGGAACAATGACACCAGACTATTTGGATCATATTGTTGTTAAGTTTAAGTGGATTGATTCAGAGAACTATAACATCAAATTATATGCCGAATCCGCTCACCAATCATATATTCAACGTATATTAGAGACAATTTAAGAACTGTCACACACCCCCTTGCAGCATCCTGCAAAGGGGTTTATATTGTATGGACATTCGTGGTTATCCCATGCGCCTCCGTGCCCATCAAGAACGTGCTCTCGATGCCATGCAGGCATCCACTCATGGTCGTATTACCATCCCCACTGGTGGTGGTAAGACTCTGATTGCTATCAAGGATGTTGAGCGTCGTCTTCTGACTGCTGTCAATCCTAAGACTGTTGTTATCGTTGCTCCTCGTATTCTTCTCGCTAATCAACTGTGTGAGGAGTTCTTCAGTGCTCTCAATGGTACTGTTGATGTTGCTGTGATGCACGTTCATAGTGGCGAGACTTCTTTCAACAGCAGCACCAAGGCAAACGATATTGCTTGCCACCACAAAGTCTGTAAGACTGCTGGTATTCACGAACTGATCTTCACCACCTATCAGTCTCTCCATCGTATTGTAGAGGCAGAGGTTAATGTTGATTACGCATACTTTGACGAGGCACACAATTCTGTGCGTCGTGATTTCTTCCCTGCTGTTGCTGATGTCAGTGGTAATGCTGAGCGAGCATACTTCTTCACTGCTACTCCTCGTTATCACCGCTCTCCCTACGCTAATGGTATGAACAATACCAGTGTGTATGGTGAGGAACTTATCTCTGTTCCTGCTCCTGAACTGATTGCTAGCGGTAGCATCCTGCCACCCACTATCAGTGCTCACAAGGTAGATTTCAAGCGTCAGAAGTCTGTCGCTGCTGCTGACAATGACCGTCAGGTGCTGCTTGACATTGTGCGTGACCTTGATGATGAGAAAGCACAGAAGATTCTGGTTGCTGCTCCTAACACCAAGGTTCTGTGGCGTTTGCTGACTCAAACTGATGTGTGTCATCATTTCTCTCAACTGGGTTATGATGTGCTGCATATTACTGCTAAGCATGGTGCCTATGTGAATGACCAGAAAGTTGGTCGTGAGGAGTTCTTCAACACTCTTACTGCTTGGGGTCTCGATCCTAATCGTAAGTTCATCATCTTCCACTACAGCATCCTTGCTGAGGGTATCAACTGCCCTGGTCTGACGCATACTATCATGCTCCGTTGTCTGCCTATCATCGAGATGGCACAGACCATCGGGCGTGTTATTCGCCTAGATAAAGATGATGCTGCTGATATTGCATCCGGTAAGATTCCTGCTGGTCAGTGTGAGTTTTATCGTAAGAAGACTGGTTTTGTCACTGTTCCTGTGTTTGCCAACTACGGACAGCGTACAGAGCAACGTCTTCAGGATGTGATTGATTGCATCTTTGTCAAAGGTATTGCTGCCACGGAGACCCGTTATGTATGAGGAACTTAACTGCTTTGAAGAAGCACTGAAGCACTTTGGCACTCGCGTTGAGATTATTACCGCCATGGAAATGTCTCGACGCATCAGTGCTGAAGATGCGTATCAAATGATTAAAGATGAATTGAAAGAGGTTAAAA